ATGTAGTCAGTAAACCATTAATAGAATCAATCATCCCCGTCATCTCTGCGAGATTCTTGGGGGTATATTCGGTGATAAGCGCTAGTTGATCCTCAAAGGCTTTGCGTTGAATCTCTAACTGCTCCTCCATAGCCTTCTTTTGCTCTTCAATTCTGGCCTTTTGTGCGTCACGCTCTTTCTGCAACAGAGTCTTATTGCGCTCGTCATCCAGAGATTTCAGCTGCTCAGAGTTTTCCTCAGAAGACTTCTGGAATTCAAGATCAAGCATTCTGGCGTCATCATATCTACCCTCATAGATAGCCAAAGCGCGATCTCTTCTATAGTTTTCAGCATTTGTTTGCTGGTTTTGTAGTAGTTTACGTCGATCTGCTAAATATTTTTCGGTTTCATAGAGTTCCTGCTCGGCTTTTTCTACTGCCTCAATAGCCTTGATTTGGTCATCAAAGACTTGCATTTTTGCTTTCGCCATAGCCTCAAAGGCTTTATTAGCAGCCTCACGAATTTTGTCAACCCCAGAATCTAAGCGGCTTTTGAGGGCATCTGAAAACTTTTGTGCTGCTTCTTGAGCTGCCTCATCAGTAACATAAACCATCTCAAACTGGGGAGGTCGGTCAGCCAATATATCTTGAACGCTACGCTTAAACTTAGTCCCTGCTTTAAACCCGGCTGCCGCAAATTTATCCTGCGTTAATTTCGCGAATTGTTTAAATGTCACTCGTTTTTGCGTATCTTTATCTAATGCGCTGTACATAGCCTTCAGGCGTGCGCGTGTTTGTCCTTGTATATAAATTAGTTGTGCTTTAAGATCTTGTCTTTCTTTTTCATCACTAGTTTTTCTAATCTGCTGACGAACATCAGCAACTTGTTGAGTTAATTGTTTGTAATCATCAATCATCTGAAAACCAGAAAGCCCAGGACCACTGATTTCCTTTAATTTATTGACTAACTCTTTCATTCCCATTGGCTCTTGTATTTCTGGTACTAAATCGATAGTTACATCTGTTCCCTGAATCTCTTTAATAGTATTCTTCAAACCCTGGAGGTCTTCATCGCTAACGATATTTTCGCCAATAACAGGAATACTATTGATTGTTTTTGCGACATCTAATACAAATTTCATAATAGTAACCAATAAACCTTTGGCAAACTTTGTCACAGTATTAATAGCCCCAATAATTCTATTTAAAAGCCCGATGGCCACATTGGCTACATCAATCCAAACAGACTTAGATTTTAATATAATTTGTATAAGTTGTCCAATACCCCTAGCAGCTAACTTTATAGCGATAATAAATGGATTAAACGCCATTCCCATTTTTATTAAAAAGCCTATTACTTTAAATACAATTTCAAAAATTTTAGCAAGCAGTTTTATGGTAAAGGTAGCGCTTTTCACTATTAAAGCTAATACAGTTCCTATGCCTCCAATAATAGTTCCAATTAGCTTCCATCCTTTTCCTTGCGAGGAAGACCCACCCTTGGTTTCTCCAGCCAAAAATCCAAAAATTTGGCCAAAGAAATCTGTAATCGGTGTAACCACTGCTTTGACAGCGCTGAATACAGACATCACTGCAGCTTTTAAGTCTTCCCACGCAGACTTCAAAATTCCAATTGCGGGAGCTATGCCTGCCTTTAGACCTTCAACAAATTTATCCCAATGCCCCGACAATGCCGCCAATATCGCAATTAAAGCAACCACAGCCGCAACCACTGCTAACACTGGTCCCGCCGGCGCAAGCGCAGCAGCACCAGCAGCGCCAGGGCCAATGCCTAATAAACTACTTAAGATGGGAATCTTTGACAAAACGCCAGCGCTAGAAGTTAGCTTAGTAAGCCCAGCAGTGAGTGGAGCAAAGATCTTGCCCATTCTGCCACCCTTGGCGCTGCCTTTTTCCATAACGCCCAACAATTTGCCAAATAAACCTTTTCTTTTTTGTGCTGCATTGTATAAAGGTTTATCAAAAGCCTCATCCATAATATCGTCTATTTCGCTTGCAGGAAGTGCCATGTCTACACCAGCAAGAGGGTTAGGAGCAAATGGCCCAAAATCTGGCTTCATTGGGCCAAGCACAGGGGGCGGTATTACCGAGAATGGTGCTGGGGTTGCAAACCACCCCGGGACTTTTGCTTTTGCGGCCCTTCTAGCATCCATAGCCTTTGAGGCCTCAGCAGCCACATCGTCTGCTACAGAGGCGCCAACCAATCCTACGGTTTGAGCCATAGTGCCAAAACCACCACGTTGTGCTACGTTTTGTGCTGCGTTTGCGGTAGCAGCAGCCGTAGCCTCTGTAGCAGCAGTTCCGGGCGCTCGCGCAATCCCTAACGCAGCAGCATAAGATGCTGCCATAGCGGCGTTATTACTGCTGATCGCGACAGTATTCGCAGTATATGCTCTAGTATTAGCAGCAAGAGTAGCGGTTTCTTTTACCCTAGCAGCAGCACTAGCCTCCGAAGCTGTCTCTGCAGCCATAAAGCCTTTTACTAATTCTTTAAACTTTTTAACATTAGCAGTTAAATTACTTCTGAGGCCGAACAAAGCCCCGCCAGCATCTACCTTCATGGCTACAGCCGCTTTGTAGGCAGCATCGGTCATATTTAAAAAGCCACTTGTAGCATACCCAAGTTTGGGGAAAAGTAACGCAAATCCTCTAGCAACAGTGGCTGTAGAGATCCCCAACACAGCCATGATGGAAACTGCAGGGCCGAGCACTGCTAAGAAGAGTCCCATTGTAACCAAGAATTTCTTGAACCCTGGGTTTTGCTTTAAGAAGTCGCCAAAGCCCTTCATGACATCACCAATACGAATAGCGATATCCTGAAGTACCGGGGCAATCTGTTGCCCTAAGCCAGCAATTTCACTTTTAATATCACGTATAGCCTGCTTATATCTAAAAGCATCTGATTGCTGTCGGAGTCTTAACTCTCGCTCCATCATTTTGCGGTTAGTTGCTAGTGTCTCAAAGTCAGTTCCGGTAGCCTTGATAGCGCGAGCCCAGTCAGAAGTATAGTCAGCAACATTACTACTATTTTTAGTTCTTAACTCTTCCTCGCCTCTGTTAATTGACTTAAACAGCGAAAGAATACGCGCTACCTGACGTTTTCCGACAATTCCTACCAGCAGATCGCTAGCGGCTGTTGATCCTCTTGCTTGCTCTAAATCTTTATACGCTTGAGCAAAAGCCACTAGGCCCTTTCTGCCCTTCAGACCGCCCTCTGAAATAGCGGCGAGAACATTCCCGACCTCTGGAAGCTCATCTTGTAGTTTGGCAACAGCGTCAGCGGTTTGCTTAGTGGGAGAAATAAGGCTAGTTAAAGCATACTTCATAGAGTGGGCAACCTCAGAAGCAGGAATACCCTGTTCATACATAGCGGCCATTGCAGACACTGTTTCTTGAGCAGAAAGGCCAAAAGCTTCAGCGGCAGCAGCAACCTGGGGGAAGGCGGGAATTAAGTCTTTAAGGCCAATAGCAGTTTCGTTTTCAATCCTGTTGAACGCCGCTAAAATATTTCTGGTGTTATCGATAGTTCCACCAAATTGCTCCATAACTGTTCTAACAACCCTCGTAGAATCAGCAATGTCTACCTCACCGAGGGAAGCCATCTGTAGAGACAACTCTGTCATACCGATTAATTCTTTACGTGCGGTGTAGCCCATAGCGGCAAAGTCTGCCATGACGGCTACAACCATTTCGTCAACTACAGCAAATTCATGCCCAAGGTTTTTAGCGATATTCAGAATATTTTGAGCAGACTTCTCCATACTATCGGAGCCGCCAATTTTTTGGAATTCTTTGGCGCTTACGACCTTTTGTAGTCTGGTTAACTCATCGTTAACCTTATTCCAAGATTTAACCGCTACCATAGCACCGAGCGCCATCGGGGCAGACAAACCAACGGTCATCTGCCTACCAGTCCACTGAATCTTGGTGGCCAACGCCTGATAGTGCTTTGCTAAACTGCTAATGTTAGTACCAAGAGCATGACTCATGACTCTGGCTTTTTGCATGTTGGTTAACATGCCTCTAGAGTTGGCAACATAACTCTCAGCATTTTGCGACATGTTGGCGATGCTTTGGGCGGTAGCTCTACCGATTACCGTTTGATGCTTTAATGCTTTATTAACATTATTAATGTTGTTTAAGAACCCACCAAAACTCTTAACGCCTGGGAGCATGGCCTTTGCAAAAGTCCGCTCATAAGCCTGCAGTGTACGGATTTGCTTTTTGGTGGCGCCCTGCATAGTGTAGGTACCACGCACAAAATCCTGAGTCGTCATATTGCTAGCCGTTGAAATGGCCTTGAAACTGTTGACGACCTGCTGTTGTCCTATAGCTCTTTGTACAACTACAAAATTAGATATTCTGCTAGCCATTAATGCTCACTGTCTGCTACTTCGTAGCCCAACCCAAAAGGAAGTTGATTAATATCTTCCTCTCCATATACTACCACATTATTGTTTTCTGAGCCATATGCCCCGGCGCTATGCATGCCGGAAACGCCACCAAACATTTGGCCTAGGGCATTTATCATCCTAGATTGGCGCTCAATAGTATTATCATAGAGCTCCATAAGCTCTATGAGCAGCAAAGATTCTTCCATCTCGGTCAAATTAGACCAAGCACCACATTCGCAAAAAACTTCAGTTTCATACGCCAACAAAGGAATATCATCGAAGACAACTAAGTCGCCTTCGCTTCCATCCTCGCTGGCTTTTAGTCGTTTGGGTCCGCACCCATGGCAGCAGTCATCAGAATCCCAAAAGACTTCATGTCAATGATGTCCTCCAGCGCATCCTTATCTGCGGCAATGTCGGGGTACTCTTTCTCTAGAGCGATGGCGGCTGCCTCAATCATCTTGTCGATCTGGTCATCGTCCATCGTGGTGCCATCAAAATCACCGAGATCCTTAACCGCCTTCATAAACCGACGCATCTGCCGAATCGTTAGGGGTCGGACCTTTCTCTTCTCTCCATCGGCAAAAACAATATCAATGCCCTCACGGAAATCTACATTACTCTTTGTAGCCATTCTCACATACCTCCTTAGGTCTTTTTATTATAGCATATAGAAAACGGGATATGTGACATACCCCGTTTCCCATAAGATAGTATAAAAATGTGAATTTATACTTGATCTACAATAGTACCGTACTCCTTGCCAGTCTGCGTAACGTCGGGCAGAACACGGAACTCTACCGGCAGCTTGACGTTCTCAGCACGCTGGAGAGAGTGCTCTGAAGTAGCGTACTGCACAGCTCTATGGCAAGTGTATGTTCTAGTCTTGGTGACTGTCGCGGTAGAACCCGGAGCATTACCGACGAAGGCAATCGTGCGCTCCTGTGGGTATACCTCAGTAAGACCAAGGTTAAACGTCTGGGTACCGCCAGCAGCAGCCATAACGCCAGGCTCTGTAGCGCTAGCGCCAGAAGCCTTGTAGCCCCAAGTAATAGCGAGATTTCGCAGAGTAGCCTCAGCCATGGTGGTCTTCACCATAACCTTAACTCTTGACTGGATGACGCGAGCAGCGTCACCAAACTGGTCAATCTCAATGTCTACCATGTCTGGCTCCCAGGAAATGTTAACACCATCCTGAGTAGCGCCAACATCGGTGCTATCAATGCTTAACTCTGCCTCACCAACCAAAATGTTTGTAAATGTAACGGCCATTTAATGCCACCTCCTTATTTATCAACTCTAAATATTTTTCTTCCCCGAGAGTCACGACGCTTCAGCAGCGAGGTGGCATCCTCTGGTCTAATCTCACCAAATCTATTGCCAATACCAATAGATTTTTGCCACTCAAATTCATATTCTTTATTTTTGATTTTTGTGGAGTATGTTGTTGTGTTACCAACATACGTAATAGCCTTCATTTCTACCTCTCTCTATCTTATCTTAATATTGTTATTTTTGCAAATTACAGTGGGACATACCCAACCCAAATTTCAAAGTTCATCTTGTAAAAACCTTCATCGGTGGTCGGGGCAGTAGGGGTTCCTCCACGCCATTCACACCATAACACCCTATTGTTTGCGGAAGATACCGAGCCCTGGATTTGATCAGACAAATTTAATATTTTTTCCATTTCATTGACTAGGCCAAAAAGCCTGGCAGCATCTCTATCGTAGATATTATACATGATGAAATCTCTTCTCATATAGTATCTCTCTACGTCAACTTTAGATGGCAGCCAATCATAAAGTATAAACGGGGGCGCTACCTCCGAATAACCAACCATAGGGAAAATTTCAATGTTTGTATACGGTGCTGGCAGTTCTGTCTTTACATAATTATTCATATCATAAACTAAAAGCCCCATACTGTACTCTCCAACCATATACCCGCCACAGCCTTATCTACTATAGCTTCAATCTCGTCTTTTCTAGCCCTCGTACCTGGGTGATGAACGTTCCTCGCAAACCTAGACTCGCCTAATGTCATTGGGCGGTTTGATGTAATAGAATGCTGCGCTGTGCCGTAATAAATATATTCACCCACATCATCTGCAAAGATGGAAACATCATAGCTGGTAGGCGCCAACATTCTTAACTCTACTGTAAACCTTTGGCTACCAGGAAACATTTTGGTTAACTCAAACTCAATATATCTTTTGGCAGTCTCGATAGCGCTACGCATTTTTAATACAATAACATCATTTTGTATATGCATGGCGTCAATAGCAAAAGCAGATTCATTGGGGACTGTATTTTTAATTACTTTTGTTTTTATCATTTTTCAACCACCGTTAGCAGAATAATTTGGTAAAATCTTAACTTCCCAGCCCACCCAGTATGTTTAATAAGAGAATGTACCTCAAAAAAATCTTCATTAGAAACTACGTTAGCCGCATCGGCGTCACCACGTAATACATACCCATCGCGATCTTTGATATTCTTGAAGCGAATATCGTAAGTTAAAACAATTGGGTTACCGTCAGTATCTATAGGCGGAACATATATTTCATCACGGTTAATGTTCGCATAAGTTGGCGACTGCCTGTCTCTAGACGAAATAGGGACATAAAAACATGGCACTGTATTGCTTAGAGTCCATGTAGGATACCTTTGCCCAGCATAATTAGTCACCCTTTGCATGGTCCACATCTCAACAGTATGCGGATATCTTATCCAAGTACTGTTCATGGTTACACCCAACTAAACTCATGCTTGATATAGTCCATCAGCAAAACATCAGCATCAATAACGCCAGTAGAATTAAAGGTTATCTTCTCATCAATTCTCATTCTGTGGGTGTCCATGTACAGGTCTGTTACGCCGTGATTTCTGTAAGCGTTGTCGTCATTAAATTGCTCAGCAATCAATAACTCAGCGGCCTGCGTAACATTGCTAGGCACATATACCCATCCCCAATCGCCAGTTATCTCATAAGAAGCATAAGTTTTAAATGTACCTTTATTGCCCTTCCACCGGATAAACCAATCAGAGTCTGGTGTTTTCTCCATGCTGGTAGTTTCATCTGACGTAGTAGAGCCAAGGCTGTCGTTAATAGTGGCAATAACTTCAGTGAAGTTCTGCAGTTTGACCGGCAGTGTTAACGTTCTTGCCCCCGTGCCATCTAAAGAAAGGCTTAAGTCTTCATAATAAGTAAATGTTTGACCACAGTATGCATGAATAATATTTCTAACTTTTTGCTCAAATCCATCAAACTTAGCGGTATTGCCAGCGTTATTTAAATACGCATAGTTGGCAAAAAATGTTGCAGAAGTAGCATAGGGAGTGTACACATCAATAGTAGAATAATCTACGTAAACAGTATCAGCAATTTCATATTCCCACTTAATTTTATAAATACCATTAGATCGCAATTTCAGCGTGTTAAAGGTATATGAATAATTAAGTGCAGATGTTCTAGTCGCTAGCGTTTTAGCGACGATTTGCTTTCCCCACTCATGGATTAGTGTTACATAAACCTGATAATTACCACCGACTACGTCTGCTTCAGCCGGAAGAGTTTTAGTTGCTGTATGATTAGTTCCATATTTTACTAATGTGTTAGCCACTGTGCATCCTTATTGTATTACGTTTATTTGTTATATTTACATTATAGTGCCTGGATGATAAATAAACAATAATCAAGAAGCTGTGAAGAACCCATTAGCATCTATCTGGGCCGTAATGTTAGCGCCGCTAGGAGTAACTACAAAATCGTGAGCGGTAAGTGGGATAATGTTAGCATCTGTGCCCGCTGTTGTGTCACCGTCATAGCATATTAACAACTTCCCCCACGCTCCACCGCTGGCGCTTACGCTGGTCCAAGTTTGATCAGGGATATCTACGCTATAAGCATTAGAAGTATCGTTTGGGCTGGGCGTTGCTAGGTCTGAGTCAGTTAACACTTTTCTAGCATAATTAGTGTTTGTTGCCTCATTTGTAGCCCCAGAAACGACATCGGACAAAGTATCTTTGTCAATCAATACTGCATCTGATTCTAAGCCAGCAGAAGCGAGCACTACCACTACCAAAGCCGAGTTCGCAGGGTCATTATTCTCTACACGATTATAGAACTCTACCACTCTTCCTTTTGCGATATTAAATACAAAATTAGCCATAATATTCCTTTAAAACTTGATAATATAAGGTATCAAAATAGAAGGTGGAACTCTAGAAACTGCTGTTTGTGTTACGTTTGGCCAAAGTCCAGAATTACCGCTATGGGTTGATACCGAAATAGAAGCAAATCCCGTCTGTGTTGCATAAGCCAAGTCGAAATAATGCGGAAAGTTGCCACTAGATACATAATTATCATTAATCACATGAAAACTAGACCCATTGCACCAAGCACCAGCGTACATTCCATGAGTGTGCCCAGAATCTGATGCAGTATGTCCATGATTAATTGTATGCTGATGATTAGGGATTTGTGCATTACTTAAATTAGCCTCTTCTGAGCCACCAGTAAGCCCCCTAGTGCCAGCACTATACGCTGTTGGCATTCTATTGCTGCTAGATCCAAAATTGGTGGCGGTTCCCGCCACGAACCTAGTACGCAAATCTGGCACATTGAAAGTAGTAACTCCGTCACCAGTTCCATATGGAGTGCTGGCGCCCCCTAAAGCCGTAAATAGTGCGGCATACGTCGTTCTGCTTACCGCAGCCCCATCACAAGCCAGCCATCCAGAAGGCAAAGAAGCGCCCGCAAAAGGCATAATGCACCCTACTGGGACAAAGGCGAAAGTATTAGTGCCCACATCTAGACGTGGAGTCACAAAAGTATCGTCTGTCTTTAATGTATTGGCTCCACTTCGATATAAGTTTGTATCCCCAGCAGCAGATCCGCTACCCCATGTCATAGCACCGTCTGCGGTAACTATCAGTCGATCATTTGATTCGGCAGTTACCTTAATCCTCAATGACTGTGTAGCGCTAGTGCTAGAGCTAACTAGCGATGTCTGGCTAGTATTTAACCCCTGCACATTTAGTGCACCACCTGTCTGCAGGGTATTAGCGCCCGACCTGGCCAACGAGCAGTCGGCGCCAATAGATATCGTACCGCCAGCAACAGAAAGGTTATCATCTGTTTTTAATTCATTAGCAGTGCTTCGATATAGATTAGTATCTACCGCAGTAGAACCCCCCGCTCCCCAAGACACCTGGCCATCAGCACGCACTTGAAATCTAGGCTGCGTATCAGTGCTCACTCTTGCCTGAATGCTGTTGTCCGTACTAGAAGTACGCTGAAATATCTGTACTCCTGTAACATTTCTTGTGCCATCTGCTTTTACGTAAATAGAGTGGTCATCATCTGCTAACCCAGCAAGGTTACCGTGGTCCCAATCATTTTCTACAGGAGCATGAATCCAACGTGTATTTTGATTATGCTGTCTTGCAGTAGTGCCTTCTTGAGCCCTGGTTATCGTTGCGCTAGTGGCCGCAGCGGTGTGGGCGGTAACATAAACTATCTCTGGGTCCCCGCTAACACCGTCAGGATCAATAACAATAATAGCAACGTCTGGTGACGCCACTACCTCAAGGTCCGCTAGGCCAGCAGACGTTAACGTAGTACCCCCTATCGCTAGGGGATTATTCTCTACTAATCCTGTTACGAAGTTAGTTCTTAACCTAGCCATTATCCTCCTTATGAGCCAGCGGCAAAAGTAAGGTCATAAGTGGTTTGCAGGGAGTCGTTGGCGGCTAGAACAACTTCAGCAAAGACAGTACGGTCTAGCAGGGTACCGCCGGAAGCAATGGTGGCTAAATTAAAAATACCATGCTCTTTAACGCTTTTGCTTGCTGACGTTCCCGAGAGCGTATTTACCCCTACAGTTCGATAAATATTAGCGCTAGACCCAATCTCTAATGTCCCGGTCGCCCTAGTGCCTGACGGACTAAGGTCGGTGCCCGTAATTGGTGTTTCCAAGTTTGTATTGCCAGCAGCCTCGGCAACCGAATTCCCCGTACCGATTCCGTGATACTTCATAGATTCAGGCTCATAGCCAGAAGTACCAGCAAAACAGTTGGCAATAAAGTTAACGCCAGCAGTAGTCACTGCACGAAGTGAAACTAAACCATAGTCGATAATGTCACCATCTGCTGTAATATGCTTGACCCACAGGCTGCCATAAAAATGCGGAAGTTTATGCTCCACAGCCTTCTGGACTTGATTAAATCCTCGCATAAAGTTGGGGAGGTTGTCAGACTTCCAGTCTGCGATAACCTCAGGCATCCAAGCCTGGGGTGTACCGTAATGCTTCATCTCATCAAGGCTTAAATGCCAAGATGGAGTTTTCTTAATTACCTTTAAATCTAATGTTGAGCTTGGGCTCATACTCACTGCACTCATGAATTCCTCCTGTATTTACATTCTATCATAGAATGCATTATAGATCTATCTTATAAAAATTTTTAACCTCTAAAGGCTCTGCTCTTCTAAATCTTCCCGACACAAGAAGAGACTCAATCTCCTCGGGTGGTACAAACTGATAAGGCTTATCCTTGCTAAAAGTGACGCCGCTAGGAGTTGTCCATGATCCACCCTTAGAAGTCATAAACAACACGGTACCATTGGTAGCAATCGCTTCATCTGCTTTTGTTGTAGCAACAGGTTTTGCACTTCGCTTTACCGGCTTTTTCTCTGCTACCACCGCACTAGCATCTGCATCTTTGATATTATCGTCAGTCATAAAAATAGTATAGCATGCAAAAGGGGCCGGCTGTTACACCGGCCCCCGCTTGCATTTTATGTTGTTTATGTTAGTTTATTAAACTGAACGAACCTTGACGTTCTTGACGTGGACATACGCCTCGGCATTCTCAATCTGGTTCGCTACACGGATGTACTGGGTGTACTCAATGGCATCCTTCTTCGCCTCGAACTCACGGTAAACCGTGATGTCACGCTGAATACCAATGATACGGTTGTCGGGGAAAGTGAACTCCACAACACCGTGGTTACCAGTAGCGCCCGAGTAGTCACCACTCTCAGTCTCCTCCATAAGAGGAACCTCAACGAGAGGAATACCGAACGGACGGAACCCAGTCGCCCCAGGGCCACCATTAGCCCCAGCGCCACCTACGTTGACGAGAGTGTCACCGTAAGTAGAACCCGGAGCGGCAGCGCCAGTGCCATCAATAACACCAGCGGCACCCGTAAGGGTTAACGACCAGAGGTAGTCCTGAACCAGCGACGAACTGGTGTACCAACGTAGTGACGCACGACGCTGCAGGTACTTGTTCGGAAGTGAACGAAGCGCCTTGTCGAATGTCGTTCTCGTTAGGTAAGAACCAGCCGCATCCACGACCGTAGCGTCAGCGCGAGCACGCGTTCTGAAGCCGTCAAGCGACTTCAGTAGCGGGTCCGCACTTGAGGTGTCACCGTGAAGGTAAAGATCCTCCAGATCGTTCGCGGTCTGGCGAGCCATAAGGCTAGCAACGTGATCCTCTAGAGAAGTACCCTCAATGTTGTCCTCAAGACCCTCAGTCGTGAGCTCCCAGTCAAGACGAAGCTTGACAGTAGTCATCGAAATCTTCGTAAAGGTCGGGTCGGAGTTGACACCATCGTCAACACCCTCAGTCGCCTTACGCATGATACGCTGACCGATGTTCACCTTGTCAATCTCCATTGTGGGCTCAGCCATACGGATAACTCGCGCATCGCGAATTAGAACCGACTGGTCAACAACAAAGTCAAGGAAACGGTTGGCCTGACGGGGGTTCATGATACCACCACCACCAGCGCCAATTGTCGTAGTATTAACTACTTTCTCAAGTAACTCTTTTGTGCTGCTCATATTTATTCACCTCCTTATGACTCATAACCTAGAGCATGTACAACCTCGGCGGGGATGAAGTACCCATCCCAAACCGAACCTGTTGACTTCTTGATGACCTCATCCTCAACGTCAACGGTGTCGTCATCAAGTGACTTCTTGACGGCCCCCGTAGACTCTAACTTCTCAATTCGATCCATTAGGCCCTTGATGAGCTCATCCTTCTCACCCTCAACCTCCTCGCTCTTCTCAAGCGACTCCTCGGCCTCAGGCTCAACCTCTACTGACTTAGCCACGGCAGTCTCAATCTTCTCATCAACCGCAGTAGCGAAATCCTCCTTAAACTCCGAAAGCTTACCATCGATAAGCTCCGTAAGACTCTTAAGCAGTTCCTCTGTATTCACGTTTTCACCTCCCTCAAAACTCTCTTCTGCAGCGCTTGACTCCTCAGCACTTAGAGGAAGGCTGGAAGCACTCGTTGTTTTTTCCATATCCTCTTCGTCCTCGTCCTCATGCATGCTTTTCTCTTCCTCTTCGTCCTCATGCATGCTCTTCTCTTCCTCTTTAGATTTATATTTCTTATCTAAGTCATCATTCTCGCCTGAAGAGAACACATTAAAGTTCGGGACCATAGAAGAAACGACCTTTGTAATAAGGCCAGCGGCAGCCGCACTAATGGTCGGAGAATCTTGCTCCATAGAAGCGATGTTATCATCATTTTCATTTTTTTGCAAATTATTCATTATTGCACCTCCCTTAATAAAGCTATCGATCATTTTTGAAACATTATCAAAATCAAAATTTGTTACATTGCCAATCAAAATCATAGTCTTGTTGCATGCACTGCATGCATTATCACTGTACGTTGCAATACCACAATCTTGACAAAAGAAAACATCATAGTCATTTGACTTGGACATCATCTCCATGTCATCATCATCCATATCATCGTCCATATCTTGCATCTCAATGTCTTTGCTTGGGATGGCTGCGAGTCGGCAATAGCCTCCTGGCTCTACGCTCTCAGCAATAATAGAGCACTCGCCTTCACCAATATAAAAATAGCAGTTTTCGCACTTTACGCCGATGTCAATGTTGTCGTTATTTTCGGCATCTACATAGCCTACCCAAATGCCATTGCCATCACCATCTGCTAATTTGCCATATTCCTCAACGATCTCTAGCATCGCGTCAACATACTCAATCTCTGCTCTCGCAACTTTCTCCATGGCGTTAGCGCTACGTAAAACTCTATTAGTCCAACCTACTGCGGGGTCCCCGCCCCATGCTGCCCACGCGACGCGACCCGGCGACGGGTATCCTTCCTCACCGGGGCTCCACCCCTTGCCCTGCTTGTCTACCTGATGTCTTGCTAAATAAGAAGACATTCTTTTAATTGTATCTAGTGATACCGCTTGACCATTCGCTAACTGCGAAGCTCTGCGTCTGCCTACGTCAGTAAATCCAGAGCCAGCATGGCCTTCTTTAATCCACTCCAATGCTCTTCTCGCTTCTGCGCGAACGCCAGCGGGTGGACTATATGACTCAGCTTTTTCTAGTTCATCTGAAGAAGCATTTTTAGTTTTCTTTGGATGCCCCGAAGGCAGTAAATCATTATCTGTTGTATAACGAGCATTTCGAGGACTGCCTTGCGCTAATAGTGTCAAAAAAGCATTGACTCTTGCCATCGCCCACTGACCTCTTGTCATTCCTGGCCGGTGGGAAACAGAATAAGCGCCAGCGCCTCTGCGGTAAACAGCCTTAAGCGAAGATAGTGATGCCTTTCTCCAAGACTCTTTACCCTCAACTTTATCGTTATGCTCCGACACCTTGGTTTTCAGCGAATTAATGACAGCCTCAGAAAGATCGATTCCACCCCCTGAAGAAGTGGAGGCAGCAGAGCCAGCAGGATTCTCCTCGGAGCCACGAACTCTATCCTTAGGAGGAGCTGGTGTAGCAGATGCTCTATCGGATCGCGGATTTCTCTCGGCTTTCTCGGTGATCTCATCATCTTCAAGGTCATACATCAGAGTCCCGTTATAACTTTTTACCACAGAAATCTGTGCAGCCGGGTTACAAGGATTGTCTACGAGACTTAACTCCCCCAAAGAGTACTTGACAATCCTTCTCACCATTTTTTTCATAGTGGTGTGATACTCTGCTTTAACTTTTTGTACCATACCGCCTATAGAAAAACCAGTAAGAGTACCGTCTAAAACCTTCTGCCAAGTGTCCTCAGCGCCTTTACTAACATAGGCCTCAACCTCAATGCCCTTATACTCTACGCCATCTTCGCTTACAAAGTCTACTGGTCGGTACGATAACGCTTTCCCAACAGCTTTTGGGCCGTGCATTTCTCTAATATTGCCGATCCAATTATTAAACGCATCTACAGATGCGTTAAAATCTACAATATCATCTGCTTTATCAATATTATCTGCAGTAGCAATGCCAACAACAACTCTGCGCTCTTGGTCAACTTTTGTAAATGGAACTTGAAAATAAAATTGATTATTCATATATAACTCCAATTAAAATACTAGCATTAGTATAAATATTATGCAAATTATCCAAAAGCAACCCAGTATACATTACCACTAGTTACAGACCAACTCGGATAGTCGCCCGGAAAGTCTTGAAAGTCTTTTGAGCCGTGATGCAGAGTTATAGAAACACCATTAAGCACTACCACCGCAGTGCCGCCATCAGCCATTAACTTTAACATCCCCGTACTCTTGTTGAGGGTAATATCGCCAGTACCACTTTGATATCCTGCCGCAATAACATTAAGCATTATTGATCACCTCCTGTATCTACCATATCTCCATCATCTTGTGCCTGACCTCTTTCCCGACGATCATCTCCAGCAGGTGAAGCATTATCGGTAGGGCCACCAGTGCTTGCATTTTGATTTCCAAAACGACCCCCTGCTGCGGGTACCACACCGGCTTCTCTAGCCTTTTCATCGGCCAACATGCGAGAATCAGGTGGCCAAGTCAACGGATCATCGGCATCCTCTCTGGGCATCTCGCCAATCTTTTCGCGAACCTCATTTGGAGTCATGACTTGAGTCCGCAGATATCTATCGTAAATCCTAGACTTGATATCGTCATCAACAAGATCTAGCTCCTTAAATTGCCACATCAAGTTCTCTGAAAACTCAGCAACAATCTTGTTGACTTTCTTAGTGATCATTACCTGATCTGGTCCAATTACCTGCGTCTTAAAAGTTTTGTCAGCGTCGCGCGAAATGGCGAGGTTTGCGTTTTCGTAAACCGAGATTTTAGTAGGAGGAACACGATAAGCACTAATAATTTCGTCCCTATTCGCCTTGCGATATTTTTCAAACGATGCATCGGTAATATCTGCCTCTAGTTTTTCAAACTTGATATCTGTATCCTTGCCGCTTCCAGTAAGCACAGGAAGAGGGATGATCAGAGTACCGTGATTTTTTCCCTTTACTTCATTACGGAAATAATTAACAAGCTCTTTCTTAGATTTTTCGCTTAACTTAACGCCTTTTACAATAATAGCATAGCGTGGTATTGCTTTGTTTTCAAAATAATCAATGTTAAACTCTTTAGCATACTTGTCGCCAACAATTGCGGGCGCCGCAGAAACTGCAGGCGGAACGCCGTAGTAATTATTTGTAGGAGAATAGATTTTAAAATGAACAATCTCGTTGGGATTGTCATCATCACCAAAAGGATTTTCTGTATCTAGGTCACCATAGTTGCGGAAAAAAATCGCTCTTCTCTCGGTAGCGTATTGAACAAAACCATCTCTGGCTTTTCTAACACGAATATATTTCGCTGGGATATGGCCGATATAGCCAATCTTCCCCGCCCTGGTGCGTCCAATCTCCATATAGCCATTACCTGTAGTAAGAACATCAGTCCAAACTTTAATTAAGACATCTTGAAAAGTGTCTTCTTCATTAAAGCTGTCCATTAACTCAGATAAATCTTCTGCCTCGCGCTGCAACTGCATGCGCCAGCGATCTTTTTGAACTGGCCTGGAGGCCACCTTCTCACTTTTTCTTTTTGCTTTTAAGGTTTGCTCCCACTTGTTCCCCAGCCCCACAGTATTCATGACCCTGGCGTCAATACAAGCGCGATAAACTGCGTGCTCATCGTAAAGCACCGCTAAGCTTTCTACATTATACGGAGGCTCCATAACCTCAAAAAGTGTGTAGCCATTCAGGATGTCTTCCTCGTATTTTGCTTTCGTGCCATCTTGGCCTACAAATGCTTTGGTTAAAGTATTAGATTTTCTACGTAGTTTTCTTCCCGATAATTTCTTGACATTTACATTTAAAAACGGGTCCGAAGGTACAAACTTCACTTCGTTTTGCAGAAAATCGATATCAATAAGTTCACCAGCAGGGTCGTCAACGACTTGGATATCTTTTAGTTCCATTATTTACCCTTCTGCATTAGTTGTCTGACTTGGTCTACTGGGTCGGGAATCTTGCCATCTAAAAATCTTTCATTTTGATCTTCCCATTCAGAGCGGCTGACTTTCCTGGCTCCCGAAACCCATTTAGGCTTTCCGTCATTATCCCCAAGCCAATACTCTGCTGCCCGCTGCATCTTGGCTTCCACTCTCTTATCTCCGATAAGACCTTCCATCGACAAAAGACCGTCATCATTACCAAAACAAGTTCCGTCTGGAAACTCCCAGACGCACACTCCGTAAGCAGATTCAGGGACAACTAAACGCTTCATTAACAACATTGTATCACAAGGATGCAGAAATGCACAACAGCCTGCCAAATTTTGCTTCAATCTGAGCAAATTTGACAGGCCGTTGTGTGCTTACCATTTTCTAAGAAGGTAGATCGCAAACTCCGTCTGGACAATCAAGAGCCATAAACTCTTCCTCAGTTAAAGTTTGAGAGCTAACTTGCTGCTTAACAATCTCATCCCACTGTTCCCTCGGCACTGGGTTGATGGGCTCATTTTCCCGAGATCCATACCGGTATACCGTAGTGCCCTTAAGGTATGGTAGATAATCTAACCACACATCACCAAATTGATCTTTAGGAAAGTCCTTGGCTAGATTGATGGTTTTACTTACAGCATTATCAATGTGCTTCTGCACTACCTTTTGCATCTCAAAATGAGATCTTACTGGAACATCAATGGCTGACTGAATTGTGTCTGGGAATCTGTAGTAGGACTCCTCAACCACCAGCTCTTTGTCCAGCACTCTCTGCCCATCCTTAGTTGGGCGATAAAAATTACGCCAATAAACTGCGGGCGGAAGTGGCTCAATTCCGCTAGAGACATTCTGGACCATCGACGTAGTGCCAGTAGGGGCAATGGTGAGAAGCGCACAGTTGCGAATACCATGCTCTTTAATTTTATTCTTAATGCCACGCTTTAAGGTCTTCACGAATCCGCTATCAAGGAACTTCTCGTTGTATGCAGGGAATGGACCCTTTTCGATAGCAAGGTTAATACTTGCATCATAAGCGGTGTTTTTGATAGTATTTAAAAGTTT